GGTGCCTTTGCTAAATCAATAATATCAACTTCTATGAGATTTGAAGATCTTAGGACTTCATTGAAATCAGTGACTGGCTCAGCCAGAGAAGGTGGTAAGGCCTTTGATTTTATCACCAAGTTTTCAACAGAGACACAGTTCAGTGTAGAGGATCTATCTACAGCATTCATTAAATTGAAAGCTTCAGGTATTGAACCAACAAAAGAACTGTTGACCACATTCACAGACACAGCGGCGATCACGACTGACCAGATTGGGACACTAGAAGCTATGACTGATCTATTTTCTAGAACAGTATCAGGTGGTTTGGGTCTGGAAGAACTTAACAGACTGGCGGACAGAGGTGTTCCTGTTTTCAGAATATTGGAAGAACAACTTGGCCTAACCAGATTACAGATATCAGAATTTGGTAAGACGGCAGAGGGTGCCGCGGCCATAACAGCCGCACTATCTAAAGGTATCAAAGAAGATTTTGGTGGTGCCACACAGAATGTATTACAGAACTTATCAACTAAAGTATCCAACTTGGGTATCGCGGCCAACAATGCTAAAGACCTAGTTGGTAAATCAGGACTGTCAGGAGCATTAGGTGATGTGGTGACCACAATGACAGATGCCATAATTGGCAATGAAGAATTTCAAAAGAGTTTAGGTAAAGCACTAGGAACAGTGATTGGCAAGTTCAATGATGCACTATTGATTATGGGCAACAATATGGACAAGGTTGGGATTGCAATGGGAGCCATAGCGGCACCAGCCATAGGTGGAGCATTGATACTGACTATCAATGGTATAACAAAAGCATTCAAATTACTAACAGCGGCAATGATAAGAAACCCATTTGGTTTGGTATTGGTAGCGGTGGCAAGTTTGATTGGTGCCTTATCAGTTCAAAATGGACTAGGAAGAACATTGGCACAGGTTTCAGCCGTGTTTGATCACCTAGGTGAAGTAATGAGCAAGTTCAGAGACTTCATAGCAGAAAAGGTCGCAAGGTCCGTTGACTTTGTAAAAGAAAAGTTCTTTGGATTTGTTGATTCATTGATTGATGCACACAACTTCATAGCAAGGATCATTCCTGGTATGAAACAATTTGACCACGAAGCAAGAGGACTGGCACTCACAATTGGAGGACCATTTGGAGATGCTTATGATTATGCGGCGGAAAAAGCAGGATCATTATTTGACAAATTAAAAAACACAGATGCATTCAAGACTGCCGCGGAGGCAGGCATTGACCTAGGAAAAATTATCACAGAATCAGGTAATGACTATGACACAGCTATGAGAAAGATAGCTGAAGCAAATAGAATGGTCAAAGAAGCATTGGACTACGAGGACAGAATTATAAGGGTGGCCAAGATCAACAAGATTGAATCAGAGTTGACTAAACAAAAGAACAAAGAGATCGCGGCAGAGAATGCCAAGAGAGAAAAGAAAGAATTATTCATAGCCACACAGATGCACAAGAAGAAGATGGAGTTCCACAAGTTGGAGGCTGAAGGCATCAAAGATTTCAATGAACAGAACATATCAGCTTTGCAATCATACACAGATGGATTCAAAGCACAGATGGCAGAACAGAAAAGCATATCAGAACAGCTGGGAGATGCTGGTAGAAATGCTTTCACAGGAATGGCAGACACATTGACCAACTTCGTAATGACAGGTAAGTTCAAGTTCAAAGACTTCGCCAATATGGTTATAAGAGATCTTATAAGGATAGCGACACAGGCGGCTTTAACATTCGCATTGAAAAAATTAGCAGGATCATTTCTACCATTTCCAATTCCTGGTATGGCCAAGGGTGGTCCAATAGGAAAAGATCAACCAGCCATCGTTGGTGAAAAAGGACCAGAATTATTTGTTCCTAAATCATCAGGTAATATTATTCCTAACCACAAGATTGGTGATGGTGGAGCAGGATCAACAGCAACACAACAGAAACCAGTTCAAGTGGTATTCAATGTGAGTGCCATTGATTCAAACAGTTTCCAAGACACACTGACAGAACAGAGAGAAACCATTGTGGGCATTATAAATGATGCTATGATGGACAAAGGGAGACCAGCATTAGCATAATGGCACAGTATCAAAACAGAACAGTGAAATTGAACAAAGTGATGAGAGGCGATGTGAAAAAATTTAAAGTATTCGTCAAAGATCAATCTAGTGGCCGTGTAAAGAAAGTGAACTTTGGACAGAAAGGTATGAGCATTGGTAGAAACAATCCTGCAAGGAGAAAAAGCTTCAATGCAAGAATGGGAGCCGTTCTAGACAAAGTGAGAGGACAAAAAACATTGAGTCCAGCATACTGGGCCATAAAAAGTTGGCAGAAAGGATTTAAACTATAATGGCAGAATTTAATGCAATATTACCAGCAGGTGTAGACATACAGTCAATGGAATTTGTATCCAATCAACCAAGTGTGGCCACACAGAGTCTATCAGGTAGACAACAGATAAGAAGTTTTGGTGGACAATTTTGGTCAGCTAGGATAACAATGGCACCAATGACAAGGAAATCATTGAGAGCAATATATGGTTTCTTGATAAAACAAAAAGGATCATTCAGCACATTCACGATAGCACCCACACCGTTGACAGAAACGACAGTGAGTGGTGTCACAACCGTAGGTATAAAGAGTTCTAGCACCACGGCACAGAAAGCCGTTGGATCAACATCTATAGAAGTTGATGATATCAACAAGTTCAGTGCAGGTGATATGATAAACTTCAACAACTCAGGACACACTAAAGCATATATGGTCACAACCACATTGTCAGGTGATCACACAATTGATTTTGAACCAGGTTTAGTCAAAGCAGTGGTAGACACAGACTCCGTGTTAGCAGGTTCAAACTTCACATTGACTTGTAGATTGGTTGGAGATAATTTTGGATATGATGTGGATGAGACGGGATTTGGAACAATAGAATTTGATGTAGTGGAGGCAGTATAATGGGTAGAATAGTCGTAGACGGCACTAACACAATATACGAAGGTGACGGCACAGGCGAACTGGAGAAAAATGCTGTCAGATGCTTTCATTTATGTGAACTACATTTTGATGACTCAAATCTAGACAACTTATATCTTACAGACAACTTCCACGATATAACTTGGGATTCAACAACGGCACCAGACAATGGTGCTAACTTATACAAAGCCGCTGGTAATCTTTTAACATTTTCACCAGTGTCAGAGACCACAGAACTAAGGGTCAACACATTATCTATATCACTGTCAGGTGTGGACAACACATCAGATGGTATCATAGCTGACATACTACACTATCCCATAATCAACAAGAGGGTGGTCATACACAGAAGCTTTGGTGTTAGTAGCACAACAGATCAAACAAAAACATTTTTATTATTTGATGGCAATGTGAAGAATTTCCAGATCAAAGAAAGTGATAATTCCGCCACTATATCAATATCAGTGGCAACACATTGGGCCAACTTCCAACAACAGAATGGCAGGATCACAAACACAACCACACAGAGAAACACAGATAGATATGATGGCACAGGAACTTTCGCAGGAGATGATGGTTTCCAATATGCCAGTTCAATGATAGCAGATCTAAGATGGGGGCCACAGAACTAATATGCAAATGAATTTAAATGCTTACTATAGACCAAGTGTGGAGTGGGATGTGGAATTCCTATCACCTTGGTTGAGACCAATGGACAAGCAGACCATAAGATGGATGACTGATATGTCAGCACACGATGGACTTGAATACACTTTCAGCAATAGTGCTGAGAGCAACAGCATAGTGGTCAATGACACAGTGGTTGGTATGTTTGGTGTGGCTGGTGTAGTTGGCGAAGAGGGATCACCTTGGTTATTGATGAGTGATTTCTTAGACTCAAAACCACATCTTAAGAAACTGTTCCTAGTAGAATGCAGAAGATGGATAGCACAAAAACAATTGGACTACAAGAAAATGTGGAACTTCGTTTATAAAGATCACATCCAACACATACAATGGTTGGAATGGTTGGGATTCAAGGTGCAGGATCTATATCCACAGTTTGGACCATACAAGAAACCTTTCTTATACTTTGAAATGGAGGGCAAAAGATAATGTGCTGTTTCGCAGGTGATACACAGATAAAATTAAGCAATGGCAAGGTAAAGGCCATCAAGGACATCAAAAAAGGTGATGAGATCAAAGGTGTCAATGGCAAGAACACAGTCACAAAGATACACAAACCTTGGCTTCACTTCAGAAGAAAATATTCAATAAACGACGGAGAGTATTTCACAACAGCTGAACATCCTTTTATGACCAAGTTGGGTTGGAGAGCAATCAAACCCTATCGTAAATGGTATGATCCAGAATGTTGGGCCAATTGGTTCCACGAACACAAAGATCTAGAAAAGATCAAGCCACTAAAAGTTGGCGACAAGATAATCACGGAGAAAGGACAGATCACAGTCTACTCTATAAAGAGCAGTTGGAATCCTTTCAAGTGGTTTGAGAGAGTTTATAACATATCATTAGACAATGACAACACATATTTCGCAGATGGATATCTAGTCCACAACAAGGGTGGTAATCCAATTGCAAAGATATTCAAACCAGTCGTAAACATATTCAAAAAGATAGTCAAGGCAGTCACTAACATATTCAGTGGTTTTATGGGTGCCTTTGGTATGAGCTTTGATGCACCAGATATGGGTGCTGGAGCAGACTACGAGGACAGGGCATCAGGTATAAAAGTCAACAAGCAATCAAATGTTGAGGGTATCCCAGTGGTGTATGGTCGTAGATTGATTGGTGGTGTAAGGGTTTGGGCAGGCACAACAGGTGATGATCACAAACACCTATATGTTTGTCTAGCAGTATGCGAAGGTGAGATAAATGGTTTCAGATCAATATACATAGATGATGAAAAACAATCAATATCAAATTTTCCTGTGAATCCCACAAACAGTTCAACAGTTAAAACAGTAGCAGGTTCAAAATACTATGTGAACAATGAAGCAAAAGCAGAATTCCAATTTTTCACAGGTCAAGAGAATCAACAAGCCAGTGAACTACTCAAAGAACACGGTGATTGGACAGATTCACACAGACTCAGAGGTGTGGCATATGTGGCCTGCAAGTTCACTTGGGTCAAAGCAGACTTTGATGATGATGGTAATCAGACCAGATTCAATCCTTGGAGAGGACTACCAGAGATATTGGTTGAAGTTGAGGGCAAAAAAGTATTGAGTGGTAATTATAGCTCACACGGCACAACCAACACAAACACATATGGTTCAGATCTAAGCTCAATAACATACTCAGACAACCCAGCAGACTGTTTGATGGACTACTTGAGAAATCCAAGATATGGTAAAGGTCTAAATGACAACAGGATAGACTTTGCATCATTCAGGACGGCACAACAGGTATGCGATGCATCAGTTAATTTTGGCAGTGGCAGTGAGGACCTTTTTGATTGCAACTCATTCGTTAAACCAGAGGACAATATGTTCCAGAACACTAAAAAATTATTACAGACCTGCAGAGGTTTCTTACCATACACAAATGGCAAGTATCAATTGAAAATTGAGACAGCAGAATCAACACCAGGCAACTTGATAGAGATAACAGATGATATGATCATAGGTGACATAACAGTGATATCACCAGACAAGAACAGCAAATACAATGAAGCACACATAACATTTTCAAACAAATTAAAAGACTTTGAATCAGACACAGCCATACACCAGGACTCAGGCTTCTTGGCGGAAGATGGTGGCGAAGCATTGATATTGAAGTCAGGTGCACCAGGTATAACCAACAAAGAGAGAGCAGAACACTATGCTGAATACTTGGTCAACAGAAGTAGGAAACAATTACAAGTTCAGATCAAGACAACATCAGAAGGACAACAGCTGGTGGCTGGAGAGTTATGCACAATAACACACAGCTACAACACACAGAATGCCAGCACAACCAATGATAGATTTGGTTTTATGTTTAAGGCACCAACTAGTAGCTCTTACACCTTTCCAGAATACATATGGAGGGTCACGGCACAGAAATTGAACTACGATGGCACAGTTGACTTGAGTTTGATAGAACATCAGAATGACATATATGATGTCACACAGAGACAGGAAGACACAGATTTGAGTGCCAGAGACAGACACACACCACCAGGACAGAATCCTCCACCAACTAAACCAGCACCACCAACACCAGTGCCAGGTTCTAAGTATTTCACTATTTCAACGGCAGTGGCTACCATATTTGGTAAGAAGCAACCAATATTGAACATCAACAACAACAACTATCACAATGTGGACTTTAAAGCAGTGAAAGTGATATACAAGATAACAATGGGAAACAACATATTGAACAATGAAGTGTCATTACCCAACCCACACGGAAGTGGATTCAGCAACATCAATGGCACATTCCTTTCATTTGGTGACACACTCAAAATAAATATTTCCAGTGTGTATGCCAATGGTGACATCAATCCAATTGAAAGCCACACTATAACATTACCAGCCAATGCCAATGCAACGGCAAGTGGGAGTATATAATGCCTGCAAGTTTTAACGGGACACTAGACACAGAATTAAGGACCATCACCCATCACGGTGATGTCACTTGGGCCAATGCACCCACCTGGGGCAACTACACGAGTTGGGTCACACATAACTCACCCGCTGTGGGTGGTGCTAACGGCACTCCTTTGAGATATCAGACAGAGATAATTGACCTAGGATCAAACCTAAGTGGTTTCATAGAAGTCAACTACAATGCAACAGGAACCATAAGGGTAGTGATTGAAACAAGTGTGAACAGTGATATGAGTTCAGCAACATTCCAATCTAAATACACAGCAGACAACACGGACAATGGCACGGTTGAGACATATGCTTTCTTGGACTACTTTGAAGAAGGTTATTGTGATCAATCATATGGTGCATTCACGGGTAGATATCTAAGAATAACAGCTTTCGTAGAACAATTTACATCACCCACACAGAGAGGTGTTCCTGTGCTAGGCAAGTTCAATTGGGAAGTGAGAACAGACACAGTCACAGAACAACTGGATGATCAAAGTATATCAGGCAATGCACACACTTTGACATTCAACAAGATTGGTGTATTGACCAACATAATAATAACACCAGTCCAACAGACAAACAAAAAATTAGCAGGTGAGATTGTATCAAAAGCAAACAAGACTATCAGGATAGTTGACAACAATGCTTTCAATGTCACAGGACAGGCGGCCACGGCAGACATATTGGCTAAAGGTATAGCAGGTAATCTATCAGTCAGTCCAACAGGAATAAACTTGGAGGAATAACATATGGCTTATAACTACCCAACAAAATTAACAGCATCAGGTTTGATATCAGATGCACAAGGCAAGATTGATGCACTCATAGACACATTTGATCTAGCATCAGAACCAGCAAATGGTAAGATATTGATTTACAACTCAACCACAGAAACATTTGAAGTTGGCGATCAGACAGGTGGCGGAAGCACATCACCAGCTGGATCAAACACAGAAATACAATTTAACAACTCAGGATCATTTGGTGCTGATTCAAATTTCAAGTTATTGAATTCAGGTGGCGGAACCAGTTGCACACTTTCACACAAAGGACATTTAAACATAGGCTTACACACTCAGGGAGCCATAACATCATCAGAACCAACTCTACAAATACACAAAGATGCAGATGATTCTTACAAGCTAGTGGTGTTTGATGGATCACAGAGCAGTGGCACACCAGAAGATGTAGGTGGACCAGGAACAAAGCACACGGCCACTGGTTGGATAAACTTCTTTCCAGAGGACATAGCAGGATCTGGTTCAAGTTATCTACAATTAAAGAGAACACCCACAAACGATCTACAAGTAAATTTCAACTCAGGTGGAACAGGTGATCTAAAGGTTATTATGCAGGACTTACCAACATCAGACCCAAGTGTGGCAGGACAACTTTGGAACAGTTCAGGCACATTGAAAGTGAGTGCAGGATAATAAATAGTTAAAACAGGAGAAAACAATGACTTGGGGCAATAAATCAAATTACAACACAACATATCTAGATGAAGCAACAGACTCACCAGCAGATGCGAGACCAGAACTAAAGAATGCTGTTGATGAACTGACCAATGTGATAGATGGGTTGAACACAGCAGGTGGTGCCGCTAAACTAGATGCATCAACTACTAAAGTGATAGCTGACTCAGGTGTGCAGGCTACTACTGATTTGACACTGACACCAGGATCAGGCAAGAGTGTCAACATTGAAAACATATTAAATTTAAAACCACAAACGGTTGCTGAACTGAATGCAGTCACAGCCGCGGAAGGTGACATTGCTTATTGTAGCAATGGTAATGCTGGTGCAGATTGTTTAGCAGTCTATACTTCAGCTGGTGCTTGGAAAGTGTTAGCTATAAGTTCAACTACAATATCAGCTAGTTAATAGAGAGGGATTACTATGGGCAAGTATAAAGTATGTAGATGTATATGTGTATGGTGCATAATCAAATGGCCTTTTAAGAAATTTTGGTCTTGGACTATGAAAGGATATGACAGATAATGGTTTGGGCGACTCCAGGAAACATAATCACAACCAACATTGACAATGACGGTGATTCTATCAAAGATGCAAGACCTAATATAAAGAGTGCATTTGATGAACTGTCAAACATAGCCAACAACACTAAAGTCAGTTGGACTCCTGCATTTGAATTGAGTGCTGGCAGTTTTACAAGTATATCATATTCTACACAGACAGGCAACTACATCAAGATGGGTGCTATCATTTTTTGGGAATTTAAAGTGGTTGCTAACATAACAATTGATGCAGAAAATGGATCAAATTTAACGGCTTACAATGCTGATTTAAAATTAGGTGGATTACCTGTGAATCCAAGTTCAGTTCAAACTTATCACGGTAGGATCACAGCTGGATCAGGTTTTGCAAACAACCAAGCCACAAGTGGCACAATGGATACTACAACACCAGGAACACTACAGGTTGACACAACAGGAACAAGAATAAAGATAGGTAATGCTATCGCAAACAATCAAGACTATTCTTCCACTTTAAAATTTGCTAGTGGATCAAATGTGACCAATCTTGGTAGCTTACCAAGTGCGGCGGCACAGAACAATGTCACACTGGCTGGCAACGGATGGTATATGGTATAACACTATGACAGCAAAAGAAAACTCACAAAGAATAAACAAAATAGAAACTGATGTCAAAATGATACAAAAAGATATATCTGTGATCAAAACCAATCACTTGAAACACATAGAAGATGATGTTAGAAAAATGGATACAAGATTGTGGGCCATATTGTTATTGTTAGTGGCTTCAATGTTTATTCCTTTCGTCAAGGGGTTATGGTAAGTGACGGAGCGGGTCTAGTAGATCTTAAATTTGCTAGTCCACATTGGCGATTCACATTTGAACAATACTTAAAAGATTTCTTACACTACGAACCTTGGGAATATGAACATCTGGATTGGCTGTATGCTGAATATCTAGATATTCTACAATCATAATGGCTAAAGTAAAAGAACAATCAACACACGAACCAACTCATCATAAAACAAACATAGGTAGGAAGCCCAGCCTTTGTAAGATGAACAAATCAAAAAGACGAAGCTTCAAACAATACAAAGGACAAGGCAAGTGAGCAGAAAAACAAACACTATGCTGATAGCCTTGTTGGGAACCATATTGATGGGATTATCAACCTGGGCATTGATCACGATCATAGAACTACAGACTATGGTGGCTATGCTGACACAGGAAATGTTATCTTTGGATAAAGTTATTGGTAGGATCTATGCACATATGGATAGATTAGCAAAGTAAAAAAACACGGACATACAAACACCCCAGGTAGCCAGTTAGACCCCCTTTAAAAGGTCTCTGTGTGCTTCTAATTTGTATGTTTTAGCAGTTCGTATAGCTCTATCGCTATAATTACACCAAGTTCTATAACAATCAGTGAATGATAGAATGTCCACAATGCAGTGGGTTTTTTCTTGCTGGCTTTGGCAAGTGCTTGGTTGTCATCTTTTATTTTTTGTAAGTTTATCATAGTCTTGAATTGGTTGTCTAGCATTTCAACAATCCAGCAACATTATGTCGTGGCCAAGGTCAGATACGAGGCCGTTGCTGGATTGCGATTCAGTAGCTCTCAAACTAATCATCACTACTAAATTTTATAATCTATATTCGTCCCATAGAAAGTTTTCTAAGGCCGTGTATAGTAATTGTTGATCAAGTGTCCTAGGTTTTTCAAGTTTCAAATATGTGTATAACCTAATCACTTCTTCCAACTTGAATTTTTTGAAATTGTAAAGGTCTCGTTCCATACTTACTTGTCCATAACTTGGAATATCGTTTGATTGTGATCACCTTGTTTCACTTGCAAGGGCAGTTCAATTATCAATGGTTCCAATGTGTCAAATATAACTTTGAAATGTTCCTTTTCCAACAATCCCATTGCAATCCTTTTTTCCATATGGTCCAAGTGTTCCATAATCCAATCATTGCTTTTCCTAATTGAATGTGTGGTGTGCCAATATGGTTCCTTGTAGAATGGGACTGGACTTGCAGAACTCCATATGTCAGTGCCCCAACTCTTTTTCAACCATATGTTTCCATTGGGCATAAATCCAGAATCTTCCACCATCCTTTTTGCATTGTAATGGTTGTATCTGGGATCATAGAATCCAGGGGCATTATGGTGTTTGATCATTTCCGTTTCATAAAGTGGATCCTTATTCTTATCCAGTGCCTTTAGATAACCTTTGAATTTTGATCTTGCTTGGTGTATTTTCTTTCCACACTCAATCCTTCCTTTGTATGAAAGTCCTTTGACTGTATATGCTTTCTTGAAATCATTATACATACAGTCCTCTATCAGCTCAGGAACTAGGTATTGTGTTGGTGTAGAATATTTGGCTCTTTTGTAGGTAGCCACCTTGTATTGTTTTACATATAGCATATTGTTATTTCCTTAAATCGTTAACTTATTTTAACATAATCCTTAAATCAAAGTCAAGAAAAAAAAAGGTGGCTGTGAACTTTTACAAAAACACAACCACCTCTCGCGATTTAAGGAGATTCGTAAAATGCCAATCTTAAGAATCACTAATATTTAGCATATTTTCATCAAAATCGCCTCAAAACGGCCTATTTTACCTGGTTTTTGACTGATTCTTGTAAATAACAGTGATGCCTAATAAACTCAAGCCTTACAAGAAATCAGATTACAAAGACCACGATAGAGTGTTGGTATGGATCTATAGAAAGAAAAGCCACACTGACTATGAAACTTACTTTGAATTCAAAAAGGTCTACAAGGACACCATATATTCCTTGTGTAGGTATGGTGGTTGGAAGATTTATGATGATCCCAAGAGCATATGGGGAGATCAGGACTTGACAGGCACCCCAATGGTGTAATACAATACAGATGCGATTAACAATAAGGAGATTTTTTTATGAAAGACAGCCGCACAGATATTAATAACTTTAACTACAATGAACTACAACAATTACAAATAACTACTATTAAAGATAGTGGCTCTAAAGAGCACAATCACGAACAAAAAATTAGTCCTAGGACTTCGTCCCTTGTTGGCCAGAGAGATGTGGGAGGTATGTCCCACCAGTTAATCTTGCCTTGGGGTCTAAGGAGTCTAAAGATTGATCTATTTGACAATGCCACTGATGATGATCTAAAGAGAGACAAGAGAAAGTTCAAACTGAGCCTGGGCTACATAACCAAGTCAGGCAAGAGAAAGAACTTCAATGCCAGCTTGAATGGACCCAGTAGGAACTACAAGAGAAATGTGGTAAACCAGAACAGCACACACTACAAGATGGTGATGGAGGCATTTGAACCTTTAAAGGGATTCACGGAAGACCTAAGGATCAGCAAGTTCTACGAGTCAGGTGCAGAATCAAACAAACAGAGTATGCAAGATATGAGTGTGATAATGCATCAGCTACCCAACTATGAGTATGCCGTTAAATTGTTCCTAAAGGACAAGCAGTTTGACATAACACTCAAAGTGGGATTGGGATTGTCAGCCAAGCAGAAAAGGGCTGGAGCCATAGCCACTTGGTATAAGACCACGGCACAAGGCAAACCCAAGTATATGAGTGACCTGCTAGATTAATTACAAGAGTGGTTAACTGATCAGCACGATATTTTAAATAATGTCGTGAACGATAAGGACTTAAACATAGTCCGTAGTGAAGATCAATTCTTATTCAATGCTTGGAAGTTCTATAGACACATAGACATACCCGCAAAGCCAGAAAAAGATTGTTGGTTATGGACAGGACCGCTGAACGGTGGACCAGGCAACTACGGCTACATCTACTTGGAAGGCCGTAAACAGATGGCACACAGGTTCAGTGTGGAGATACACACACAGAAAAAGATCCCAGAAGGCAAGGTCATAAGTCATCTCTGCAACAATCCACAATGTGTCAACCCATATCATCTAGAGATAGCCACACAGAAACAGAATGTGGCACATATGATCAAATCAAAGAGAGACAACATTGGTAGGAAACTGACATCCAAGGATGTCTCAGAGATAAGGATATCAGACAGGCCAGGTGTGGAATTGGCTAAAAAATACAAAGTGGCACAATCTACAATCAGTATGATCAAGACTGGCAAAAGATAGTATAAATACTACTGATTAATCAAAACAAACTTTATTATAATAAAGGAGAACAACGATGGCAAATAATGCTAGTAATTATTTAGAATTAGCACTCTTAAATCACATATTTGGAAACAATGCTAATGCTTCTAACTCTGCAACAAGTTTTTCAGCACCAGGTGACAACTCAATCTATGTTTCATTGCACACAGCTGATCCAACAGATGCGGCCTCAGGTGCAGAAATAACAGGTTCTGGATACACAAGAGCAAATGCTTCAGACACATTGACTTGGACAGTGGCACAAGCAGGTGGCACAACAACAGCAAAGAATGACCAAGCTATTGCATTTCCACAAGCGAGTGGAGACTATTCAGCTAATGTGACACACATTGGTATATGGGATGCGGCGAATAGTGGTAATATGTTATTCCACGGTGCTTTGACTGTTGCTAAGACAGTGACACAGGGTGACACATTCCAGATCAATGCAAATGCTTTAGTGATAACATTGGAGTAGTATAAATGGCAAAATTAACCACAAGAAGTTTGGCCACTGATGGTTCAACTGTCAGTAGCGATAATTTCAACAAAGGTTCAGCACTTACAACAAGTGAAATGGATTCAAACTTTTTGAATCTAAACACAGACAAGTTGGAAAACACAACTGATGTATTCACAGGAACATTATCAGTAGCAGGTTCGTCATCAAGTGCGGTAGGTGCCTTACAATTTAATGAAACAGTGGCAAATGGTTCACATTCAGCCACTTTGAAAGCACCAGACAGCATAACATCAACTTACAGTTTGGCTTTACCCGTAGCAGATGGTTCAGCCAACCAAGTATTGACAACAAATGGTTCAGGCCAATTACAGTTCCAGAGCATAGCAGGTGACATAACACAGATAGCAATCACGGCAGGCACAGGTTTATCAGGATCTGTCACAACAGCAACAGGTGATCATACTCAGACACTCGCAATTGACACAGCAACCACAGTTGACAAAACAACAGCACAGACTCTAACAAACAAATCATTGACAGCACCAATACTAACAGGATCAAGTTCAAGTGCAGGATCAATATTGTTTAAAGAGGACACTGACAACGGAACAAATGCTGTGACACTGATAGGACCAGCCGCGACAGCAGATATAACAGTCACATTACCAGCAACAGCAGACACATTGGTTGGTAAAGCAACAACAGACACATTGACAAACAAGTCAATTGATTTTGACAACAACACCATAACAAACATAGAATTAGACAACTTGAAATCAGGTGTTTTAGACACAGATATTTCAAGTGTGGCAGGAACTGACACCACGATAGCATCAGCGAAAGCGATAAAAACATATGTGGATGCACAGATAGCCACGAAAGACAACACAGACGAGATCACAGAAGGTTCTACAAATGTGTATTTCACGAATGCAAGGGCAGATGCCAGAATAGCGGCGGCAAGTATCAATGCACTATCAGATGTAGACACCACAGGTGTAGCAAATGGCAAGATATTAAAATACAACTCAACAACAAGCAAATTTGAAATAGCAGATGACACTGGTGGCGGTGGAGGAATATCAAATGTGAGCGAAGATGGATCACCACAACTGGGTGCAGATCTAGATGTGGTCACACACGGAATTGTTTCCACATCAAATAGAAATATTGCAATAACACCCAATGGAACAGGGAATGTATCATTAGGTAATTTCAACTTTGATGTAGATCAGACAGTTGGTGCAGGTCAAGACAACTATGTATTGACATATGATCACTCAGGAACCAAGATAAGTTTAGAAGCCGCATCAGGTGGTGGATCAGGTGACATAACATCAGTGGTAGCAGGTGCAGGTATGACAGGTGGTGCAACAACAGGTGATGCCACTCTAAATGTCATAGCAGGAACAGGTATAACTGTGAATGCTGATGATGTAGCAATTGACACAGGTGTGGTCACAACATTAACAGGATCACAGACCTTAACAAACAAAACAATAACATCACCAGACATAGACGGTGGATCAATTGATAATTGCACTATAGGAACAAACACAGCAGTGACTGACCTAAGGGTAGACAACATCAAGATTGATGGCAACACAGTTTCAACAACTGACACAAATGGTCATATCCAACTTACTCCCAATGGAAATGGTGAAGTTAAATTTAACAAACACGGATTATTCATAGACGGCAAGTATCTACAATTTGGAACAGACGGTGATGCTTATGTGGGATACACTGGATCTAAATGGGAACAAGTGATTTCAGGTAATTTAGAGATCAAAGCCACTGACTCAGGTGCATCAAACAAAGGTAATGTGCTTATAAGAGCAGACAACAAGATAGAATTAAGAGCAGGAACTGATAGAGACTCAAAAGGTGACTTATTGCTTACTTCATTTGATGACTTCCAGTTCAGAAAAACAGGTTATGCTTCAACTGACACAAATGTGGCACCAACAACAAATGGAACAACTTCCGTGACACTTTCAAGAAGTTTGACGGCAGGTGAGACTTATGCTTTGAACGATGAATCACTTTTCTTTTATGACAACAGCAGTTTTTCAAGTTCAAGTCTTAGAGATATGGACAACTACAGACAGGTCAGTAGTGTATCAGGATCAGGTGCTTCAACCGTGCTTACATTGGAAGATGCAGTATCAAACCTTTCAAATGCCACACATTCAACAGGCAAATATCTACAGTTCACTTCCAACTCAACAGGGGTTGTGGTAGATGGCACGAGAGGTAGATTAGAGGCTAAAGAATTTGTCTTACAAAACAGAATAGGATCAGAAGGACCCAACGATGTAGCATTAAGATTCCAATCAGTCCAGTTCAATGACGGTGGAGAAGTGCTAGGAACCAATCAAGGTATTTCAAGTGGTAATCAATATGAAGAGCAAGAAGTGCCAGTCCAATATGATCTAAAGATACAGGCTGACAAAAACACTTTTGACCTAGAACATAAAGTTGAATCAGGTAACTCAGGGGATGGCGATAAAATTGATACTACGACAACAATATTCCAAGCCAGAAAGAGATCATCAACAGCATCATCAATTGGTGCGGGAGTCACAATCCCAGATATGATCAGATTCAATGTTGATATTGAT